GCTCTAAGTTTTCCAAATTTACCTTTATCAGTACTAATAACTTCAAGTATTGGTGGAGAAGTATAATTTTTACCTTCATTAACAACATAAGCACTTGATATTTTACCATCTGAATCAATTATACAATCAACACTTCCATCTTCACCTTCTCCATTTTGTATGGTCAATTCTGGTTTTCTGACATGGTTTAATATTGTAGAAACTCCATAACCAACACCACCATTCTTAATGAATACATTAGAGATTTTTCCCTTTACTACTGGATAGGCAGAAGCATTATAATAATTGGGAACTGAAGCACCTGCTGTAAGTCCAATACCAGTGGCAGTAGCACCTTCTATGGATACCGTTATATCTGAATAATTAAAAGTATGTGTTCCTACCCCAACATTAGTAAAATTAATATAATCTTTATTTAAATAAGAAGTCTCATTCGTACTCAATCTAAATTTATCTCTGTCTACAACAGTCACATAGTAATTGGTGGCATCTACTAATCCACCTATAACAGTATTTGTTTTTGTATATTTTACTATTTCTCCACTATTATAATTGTGATTTTTAGCAAAAACGTAATTATCAGAAGTATTAATTCCAACAAAAGTTGACATTAATGCACTTCTTGTAGTAGGTGGATATGATTGTGAATTAACTTCCACCTTATTGGTAGAAAATCCTTCTCCATGAGTTCTCAATACAATCCTATCTACTATTTTTCTAGTTCTTGTTGCAGTTAACGTATGTGTTCCTGAACCATCATCCACAAAATCAAGTAGAAACTTTTTATCTATTGCTCTTTGTTTAGTTACGGCAAGAGAAAGATTACTTTCACTATTTTTAGCAACATAATAAATTCCTCCATTAACCAATGAACTTGTAGATCCTGCTCCTGGTACTGGTGTTCCAACAGTTGTATTTGTACTTCCTATTCCAATTGCATGTCCATTACTGCTTACTGTATAAACAACTTCTTCACCATCTAGAAATCTATGCTCTTGATTTAAGGCAATTTTTCCAATTGTTGTTCCAAGACTTACTAAACTATCTCCAAATGAGACCACCTGAGTGAGATCTCCCATTTTTGCTTCAGCCACAACACCTGTACCATTACCACCACTAACTGTTATTGCTGGTACATTTCTATAATCATATCCAGAAGAAGTTAGGACAATATCAGCAACATGTCCATCAGAAAGATGTAAATTTGGTTCAAATCCAGTTCCTGAAGTATCAGCAACAGAAACATTTGGTGGATTAATTATATCGTATTCTTTACCAGAATTTAAAACATTGCACTTATCAATTTGTCCATAATAAACAGCATCTTCAGAAATTGGAGAATTTAATTCTACTCCATTTAGAGAAACTCCAATTGAACCGACAATAACATCATTTTCTTCAATTTTTCGTTCTGGGGTCTTTAATATCCTTTTAAAATGATTTTGATTTTTTAAAGTTTTTCCTCCCCATAAAGAATATGGAGTAATCTTATGACTATCAGAGAACGTACCTATACCAATAGGGTATTCTAAACTATCCCATAATGTATTTGATGAAAATATATTATGTCTACTAATTGATAATCTTATATTATTATCATCAACCTTGGAAACATAATAAGTTCCTGTTTCTATACCAGTAACACCACTATTAACAAGTACTCCACTCTGATTAACATAACCTAACTTAATTCCACTTCCACTTTGAGAACTTATTGGTTCATAATAAACCTTTTCCCCAGTAATAAATCCATGATTTGTTATCTGTATAGCACCTGGTGATTGATAAGATCCAGTAGTAACTCCACTAGTTGTAAATGTTTTTGATCTATCAGTAGTTTGTATTGATGAAGATGGATATCCAGAAAATGCAACATAAGCATTTTTATCTTTATCTAAGAAGGTATTTTGAATATCTCCTAATAATATACCAGTTCCTAAATTTGAATCAACTAAATTAATATTCTTCTTTATAACATATTCATAACCAACTAATGGTTGTTCAATTAAAGCACTTTGATTACCATTACCTTTGTAATTAAATTTTGTTCCACTAATTATACTATCAATCTCTACATTAACATCTAAGGGTTTTCTAGTGTATTTGTCAAAAACATCAATTTTATCTCCTTTTTTCAAATAATGTAAATCTTTCACTTCAATAACTTTTGAAGAAGTGTCAATTTCTTGAATATCTGTTTCAGAAACGTTATTATAAACCCAACTATTAAATCTTATGTCGGATTCAGATGTTTTTTCTCCAAGATTCTTTAGAGTGATTTTATCACCTTTCTTTGAGTATTTTGTATGTTTAAAATCTTCAGTTACACCAACTACTGTTCCAAGAACACGCATTTGGCATGGTTTTGTAGTATCATTATCTTCATATGCATGTACAAAATCATTCCCAATAATTAATTGCCCTTCTCTTGATGTTGTTACACCAACACAACCAAAGAACTGATTATATGATTTTGATGTATATTCTGCTTTTTGATATACTCCATCAATATCCTGGTACCAGAAAACTCCAGTAGCACCAAATCCAATAGTAGAATCAACAGTTACTATACTTAAGTCATTAAATTCTGATTTAATTACCTTAGTCTTATTACCTACATTAAATTTACTCTTAACTGTTTCCTTGGATAAAAATATCTTATAATAAGTCTTATCATCCAAGAATATTTCTTCAACATTTTCAATTGCTCCACTTGCAGTCGAATCTGTTAAGAAATTACTACTTTCTCCTTGATATAAGGTAGAAAATTGTAAATTCATGGGATTTCCACTAATTACATCAACAATTATTTCATCAGAAGTTAACCAATTAGCATCTGATGCCGAAATTGTATTATCCCAAGGTTTGTTTACAGTTATTTGCTTACCAAAAAGAACTTTAAACAAAATATCTAAAGATTGGTCAGTTCCTTTTGATATGAAGAAGTCTTTTGCTCTAGTTAAAATATTTTCAATAGACAATCCAGTAGCAAATTTCCTATTTTCCACTCCTGGAAGGAAATTTGTCTTGAATTTCTTATAAAATTGACCTAAAAACTCATGATTAAGATTTAGTACACCTGATGACAAATCATGTGCTGCTGCATTGGTTTTACTAAATGTTAATTCCTCTGGATTTCCTTGTGTCTCGATTTTTGAGATTCCACTAAATCCACGAGCACATCCAGTAAATGAATTATCAATAATATCGAATAAAATACCAATAGGAATAACTGCTGGTGGTGGATTAGTCCCTGCACCTGAATATGTTATTGTATGAGTAGGATTCCAGTTTAGGTTTGCAGTACTTATTGGTACATTACTAACAACTATTGTCCCTGTAGTGGCATCTGCTGCTAATATAAAGGTTCCTTTAGGGAATACTGGTAATTCTGTACCCTCATCATTTTGATAGGTCGCTGTAAACGACATTCCTGCTTCAATTTTTGCAAAATTAATAGTAGCATTTTCAGCTGGTGCATTTGGTGCTGCAAGTCCAGCAACTACAGTTGTATCGAGAAAAATAGTTGTTCTCTTTAAAGTCTCATCAACAATAAATGCATTAGTATATTGAGGATTATTGTCAGTTCCACTACCAACTAAAACTGGATCTCTCTTTTTTTGACCAACTGGATGTCTTGCATATATTTTTGTTACAGATTTATTGCTATTTTTTCCAGTATATGTGATTATTTCATCATCAATCTTCAATAAACCATAAGTTAATGGAAATCCATCATTATGGATGGTGTAAATCTTTTTATCATAAGCAAAAACAGGAGTAGTAACAAATATAGGTGATTCTGGACTACTTGTATCAGGTAAATTGACTGTTTGTGCTCTTACAGTTTCAATTTCTGCTAAAGTTGATATATTTTTATATTCTGCAACATTATCTGCTAGATTAGTAGATCCATACTCACGTTCTTCAGCAGCATAATACTGTTTTAAGAAATCCTTAAACAGTGGATTGTCTACATGAACAAATTCTGGAATTAAACTACCCAGAATATTTGAGATTTTTACTTTTTTATCTTGCATTTCTTATCTTGTATATTTTGATGTACTTAAGAAACTTGATGGTGGTACATAAGTAACCCCAGATCTATTAGAACCAGAAGAGATAACATCTTCCAAAAGAGATAATGTACTATTCGCTGTAGTATCTAGCACAATATAAAGGTTCTGTTTTGCGACAATATCATTTGACTCAGGAATCACTTGAATTTCTACTCTATCTGTAAGTCCAGATGTTGAAATCGATATAGGGAATAGTATTATTTCTCCTTTTTTATAATCTACTGTACCAGCAGCATTATTGACATAAAAAGGAACATCATTAACTATTTTGAAGAATTTTATTACTCCTGTTGTTCCAGTAGCACTATCTGGGAAATCAGTTAAGTAAATATCACCATCTACTCCATCAATCTTAAATGAAGAAGATTTTATATTGAATCCCTCCATATCCATATGGAATCTATTACCATAACATAGTTCATAGTTAGCAAATTGGTTATATAAAGGAACTAAGTTCCGTCTCATCTTGAGATTGGTAATATTTGAAGTGACAGAATCACTAACTTTATCAATAATGTTCAATAATTTACTATATTTCAATCTTCCACCAAATTGATTAATATCACTGGATTTAGCATATGTAGATATTGCATTAAGAATACTTGATCGTAATCCTTCTTTAGTCTCTGCAAACCCTGGATCATAAGAAACAGTACTTTCATACTCAACATAGAGATATTTCAAATCAAGAAATTCTTGTTTAATTCCAGCAACAGTATATTTTTTCAATCCCGATTTGATTGATGTTTTTGATACATCTGATATAAATTCACCATTTTGTGGTTTAATTGTAATATAAACCTTTCCATATTCTGGTGGATCTAATTCTTCTCCACCATATGCAGAAACAGATTCAACATTCGAGAATAAAGTTGGTATTAAACTTATATAATCATTGGCCGTCACTGCCCTCTGCTGAGACGCATAGACCCTCGGAGCAAGGTATTTGATAGAATCTATGGATTCTATATCTGAACCGTTCTCAGACGATTGTACAGTGGTTATAAGAGATGTTCCTGTAGTAATATCCCTCTCTGATCCTCCTAATGTATAGGTTAATCTACCGTTGAATGTGAAATTAGCACTACCATTTCCTTCTTCTCCACTTGTCACAATATAAGTAGCACTTATAACACTTCCATTCTCAGGTTTCTTACCTAGAACATTATCACCAAATAGTAGTTGATATCTCTCATCAAGTATCTCTTGTATTAAGAATAACCTTGAATCTGCATCAACATCGAAGATATTATCATAACGATTGTATATTTCACTTGTCCCAAGTGGACTTGTTACTGTAACTCTGATAGAAGATGTGTCAATATTAGCATTTGGAAGCACATATTTGGCATCTTTTTGTGAATCATCGACTGTAAATGTCTTTGTAAGTAAAGTTCCTTCACTAATTGGGATATTTGTGAATCTTGCTATGCCATCTCCACCAACATTAACAGCAACATCGTCAGGAACTGAAAAAATATAGTCTCCATTCGTAACAGTACCCTTTGCAACTAGTCCTGCCTTTAATTTTACCAATTTTGGTATGTTAACTAGTCCAACTTCTGCTATATAATCGTTTAAATCGACTGTAAAACTAATATTTGCCGTTGCAGATGTCTTTGATCGTGGGACATATCCAATATTTCTTGCTAAAGATACCACATTTTCTCTTAAAGTGGCACTATCAATGAACGATTCATTGACTGCCATGTTAGTATTATAGGCAGTAATGTAAGAATTATATGCTAAAGTATCGATTAATATAGAAAAGTTAGATCCCTCATAGTCAAAATCAGTAAAATTAGAGTTAGCTCTCAGATAATCCTTAATCTGATCACGTAAATCTATGAAATCTAAGTTAGTAAACTGATTAAATGACATTATATCCTATTAGGTTGTAGTAAAAATTCTATAGTTTGTACTGGAAGTGGTACTCCTACAATATCATAACGAATAGTAATGAATAAACCATTGTAGTCAGACTCTGTATCGATAGAAACATCAGTTAAATCTATTCTTGGTTCAAAGTTTGATAGTAATGTTGATATCTCTTCTTCTAATGAAGCACCAATATCTGGTCCTACTACCTCAAATAGTGTATCTTCGATTGAAGTTCCCAATAATTCATTAAAAAACCTCTCGTCTAATCTAGTACGACATAGATTTATGACTGATTTCTTAATTGCATCCTCATTTTTGATAGCAATTATGTCATTCGTTACTGGATGTCTAGAAAATGATAGACTAATATCCTTAAATGAACGAGATTTCTTGACTCTAGGCATTCAATTTAACACACTTACAGTATATCTATAATGGTTTTTCATGAATTTCGACTTCTCCCTCGTAATCAGGGGCATCATCATGAGTAACTTCTTGCAAAATCTTCTTTTTAGGAGGATAATCAGTAACTAATCTATTAGTTCCGTGCTCTTCAACCATAAAACTACGGTTACGATCTACATGAACCACCATTTTTATTTCCCATTATAGTTAGAAACTATTTATTGCATAAAAAAGGGAGGTGTTTACCTCCCTTGACCTCTATAGCGTTTCTTGGCACCGTTTCGACTCGTTGCAGAGTACTTAGAGTGCTTTCCTCTTCCTTGTCTTGACTTTTTCGGTTTGGCTTCTACTTGTGTATCACCAACCAGACTTCTCATACCCATAGTGTTTTTCTCCTTTTAGTTTATACTTTAACGGGGCGATTTTTTACGCCCCGACTTTTACGGCGATTTTTTAGATGATTCGGGTCTTTTCATGTCCCACACGGATCTTAGGATCACACCAGATCTCAAAACCTGCTTCGATAGCATCTAAACAGAAACTAACATCCTCTCCGCACATATCCTGAACCTCACCAGATTCAAAGACTTGCATCTTCGGAGCAAACCAAGGATACTTAAGACCTTCGTGCTCGAATACACCCTTCTTAATAAGCAACCAACCAAATCCAGAGTAATCCACTGTAAAAGGTTTCCGTCTTTTGCTAATCGACTCTAAGGTCTCATGATTCATCACACCGCCATTAGTACGGAAATCGTCTTCCTCCAACCAATGTGCCACAGAAGTAGTCTTACCATCCTCTGTACAATACCAACCTGCTGCAATGTCCTTCTGCATCCATAGAAGACGGTAGAACTGTTCGGTATTGAATACAATGTCGCTGTCTATCCATAATTGATAGTCATACTTAAGTTTTCCATCCCAAGGTAGTTGGTCAGGGCCTCGAAGAACATTCGCACCCAAGCACTTACAACGTGCAAAGTTAACCATACTACTATAATCTTGAGATATCTGTATAGCACCACCACCCTGAACGATATCAAAGCATAACTGTACAAATGCTTTTAGAAAAATATACGATACTCCTCGTCCAGGTAGACAGAATACAATAGTTTTTCCCTTCAATAACTCTTTCGCTGCTGCTAAGTCAAAGTCGTCTGCAGCTTTCTTTGGTGCAGTACTCTTAACTGTAAATCCTTTTGCCATAATCTCTGGAATACTATAAGGTTATTATACCACTTCAATCAAATAATTGCAATGGTCAGTTGGTATTTAGAGTGACATCTATATTGTCTTTGATGTTCTCAATGTTCGGTTCTTTCGATTTCATCCAGATTATCTCTGCTATTTGCTCTTTTCTCATTTCTAAGTTCTTCTCAGGTACATTCTGTAGTACGATTCTCTCGTTAACTGAGATATTATAAGTATTCATCTTCTAGAAATTTGTTTATAAGGTCTTCGAGGTCGTCTTTTATTGAGGCGTTTGTCAGAAGGTGTTCGTCGTGCTCGATTCTATACTGAATTGTCTCGATCAAGTGATCCTTCTCATACTCGTCTAGTTCTAATCTCATAACATTCTTATTATAGCACTTGTTCTTATATATTGCAAAGGGGTTTTTGAGATTTTTATATACTGGGAATTTTTTTATATGGGAATTGGGGTACTGGGGGTTTTTGTGGCCACTCGGAATTTTTATAACACTCGCTTTCTGGGTTCGTTGTAGGTTAGAGTAGCTGGTTTTTTTAAACAACGCCCAAGGGCGATAACACATAAGAACGCAAAACAACTGCCAATTCTTAATACTGAAATACGCAAATATGCTCTATTTGGTTAATACTTAATAACGCAAATCATAAAAAAGAGGGTGTTAATCACCCTCGAAGATCTTTAAGTGGTTCGTTGTTATCTAAAACACCAAACATGTCGTAGAATAGTTTATAACCAGATGCCTCATATTCTTTGAGGATGTAGTCATAAATGTCTGGAGAATAGGTGTTCATAAGTAATAAGAATTCAATACGGATTAGAGGTTTTAAAGTGTTACTTTGTTTAGAGGATATTGCCCCCACAAAGTATCATTCCATCCCAGAAATCTACTGTCTGATTGTTATTACTTTTGAAGTACCAATCCCAATTCTTTTGAAACACTTTGCAACCGTAATCTATCTCCTGTAAAATAGCATTTAGTCGTGATTTTGTGGTGTTTGTGTGATAACCACAGGATGACAATTTCAACGCTTGATTAACATGATCTAGGGTCGCAATTTGGTGTCCATGTAGATAAACAGAAGAGCAATTTGTGTTTGAATTGTATACAACTGATGTGTTAGATTTAGACCAGTTTGCTCTATTTGAAAGAGCGAAATTCATTTGCTTTTCTATTAGTCTCATAAGAAATTAGAGTTGTTAAGTAACATTTTTGTGGGTATCTCTCCCACCCTTATAATATAACCGATTTCATGCTATTTGTGTAATTGTATATGACAGTTTCTCGATTGGCACACTATTTCCTTATACATAAGCACTCAA